ATTTCACCTGAATCTAAGATTGGTAAAATTCAAGATTGGGATGCTAATAAATTTATTAAAGGTGAAGTTGATACATACTATATTGGTGAAGATACTATATCACGAGATAACCTTAAAAAATATTTAGAACAATCAAAGTTTTCAGTAGCATCTAATGGTGTTTTATATAGAACAGATTCGGTAGGATGTATTCCTGGTATTCTTGATTTGTGGTTTCAACAAAGGGTTGAATACAAAAATGAGATGAAGAAGTATGGAAAGGCTGGTAATAAAGAAAAATATGCATTCTTTCACAAAAGACAGTTAGTACAAAAGATTCTACTTAACTCATTATATGGTGTTTTAGGATTACCTGCGTTTAGATTCTATGATGTTGATAATGCTACTGCAGTTACAACCACAGGTCAAACTGTGATTAAATCAACTGCTGATATGGGTAATATCAAATACAACAAAGAACTAAATACACCTGATGCTGATTCCAATATATACATTGATACTGATTCTGTTTTCTTTTCAGCAGTTCCTTTGATGGATAAAAGAATACCTAATTGGAAAGAACAAGACCAAGATACAATTGCTGGTTATGTAAATGAGATTGCAGAGGAGATGCAAGATTATCTCAATGATTTTTACGATATACTTTCAACTAAAATTTTAAATGTTGATAAAGATAAACACAGATTAGAGATTAAGAAGGAGTATGTTGCTAAGGCTGGATTGTGGATTGCAAAGAAAAGATATGCTCAATGGATTATTTCTGATAATGGAGTACCAGTAGATAAGTTAGATGTAAAAGGATTGGATGTAAAGAGAAGTTCATTCCCAAAGGCATTTCAAGAATGTATGGGTACAGTTTTGATTGATATTCTAAAAGGTAAATCAGAAGATGAGATTTCAGATTATGTAGTTGATTTCAAAAAGAAGATGATAAATAGACCTACATCAGAGATTGCAAAGAACTCTGCTGTAAAGAATCTTTCAAAATATATTCCAAAAGGTAAAAGACAATTGTTTCAATTTGGTAAAGGAACACCTGCTCATGTAAAGGCAGCGATATCTTACAACGATTGTTTGAAACATTTTAATGCACCATTCAAATACGAACCTATGAAAAATGGTGATAAAGTAAAATGGGTTTATCTAAAAGATAATCCATTAGGTTTAGATGGGTTGGCCTTCACTGGTTATTCAGACCCACCAGAGATAGAACAATTTTTAGCTACTTACATAGACCACAATAAAATCTTTGAAAGAGAGTTAAAAAATAAATTACAAGATTTCTTCGATGCTATTGGTTGGGGTGATGTTGTAAGTGAACAAAGAACAGCCGAAAAGTTCTTTACTTTCTAAGAATTTTTTGCAGGCATACTTATATTAAAACAAATAAAATTAATTATGAAATTTAGAGATTGGAACAAAACATATACAGCACCTACAAAAGATGGAAGTAACCCATGGGATTACTCAAAATCACCAATTTATGATGAGATTTTGAATTGCTTTCATGAAACACAAAGACCAGAAGATGTTAAACCATACAAAACAGATGGTAACACAAGGTTAAGAGACCCATTTAGAAAAATTAACAAATATAAAATACAACAATTCCTTGGTCATATGAAAAAAAATGAATATAAGGAAGTTGATTGGGTAGAAGATGATGAAGGTAAAATAAAAGCAATTATATTATTTTATGATTTAAATAAAATGAGTACACAAAATAAAAATGTAAACTCATTTTGTAATGAAACATATGTTCTTCAAAAATCAAGAGGTGATAAGTACATAAAGGAAATAGCTTGTTATCCTGGTTATGAAGAGTGGTTACAAAAATTAGTGGAAAAACATATTGCAAAACCACAAACATCTGCTTTCTTTGAAGTAGAAGAACCAATCACTTTAGTTGAAATAGATAATCAATTAAAAAGAAATAGAGATATTCTAACAAACTTAGGATTCACTTGTATTGATAACATTATAACTTCGTTTGCGGATGTATATGGTATTTGGGTTAAGGGTGGTGATTATCAGCCGATAGAACGAGCACAACAACTATCTCTACAAAAATTAGATGTACCTACTCAAGATACATCAAAGATAATGGAACAAATTCTTAAACTAAACATGGATGAGTTTGCTAACCATTATTCAAACTATAATAAAGGAAATAGTTGGAGAGGTATGGTTGTAAAAGGATATGGTGGTTTAGTAGATTTTATTATTAAACCAGCAGAGATGACAAACTCTTGGAAAAAAGAAAATAAAGAAAAGTTAGAATGGACTGTACAAGATACACCACTAAGAAAAACTGTATCTGAAGTTGAACATTTTGTTAATATTTTAAAAGAAGAATTACCACACCTAAAAGATGAAGATAAACATATAGAAAGAATTAGAATTCTAAGATTATCAAAAGGTGAGGGTGAATTAGAAAGACATACAGATAGACAAGATAAAGATGCTGGTATTGGTGATGGTCAATGGACAAGAATCCATTTCCCACTTCAAACTAATCCTGATGTAAAGTTTACACAATGGAATTATGATGGTTCAAAAACTACTTTAAGAATGGGATTGGGTGAATGTTGGTATTTGGATATGAGAAAACCACATACAGCAATAAACTTTGGTGATGAAGATAGATATCATTTAATTATTGATATTCAATCAAACGCTGAAACAAGAAGATGGTTAGAAAAAGGAGCTGATAAATATCCTACTACACAAGAACCTGATGACTATACAGAATGAGAATATCAGAAGATAAATTACAATCAATGTTTCGTTTAGCTGGTATTGAAAAAGAAAAGTTACACGAAGCTCTTATTAAGATGGGTAAGAAACATCTTAAAACAAAAGCGATGAAAGATAATTGGAGTGAGGATAATCCTACTAAAAATTATTGTTATGTAATCGCTGAGTTTGTTTATTACTATCTTTCACCAAAAGGTTCTAAACCTTTCAAGTTACCTGGTATACCTGGTGATGATGGTTTACATAGATTTATTATGTGGCCAGATAATCAAATAGTTGATTTGGCTATTGACCAGTTTCCAAACTATGAAGAAGTAAATTATTCAAATGCAAAGATATGTTATTTTATGACAACTAAAAATAACAAAGGCCCATCAAAGAGAACAAGAATACTGGCAGAACATTTAGGTTATGAACTACCAGAACAAAGAGAAAAAGAAGTTAACACAAAATTTTGGTAAATGAGTATAAGTAAATTTTTAGAACCTACCTATGAAGATAACAATGGTAGATTTTGGACAGTAGATGAATTGTTGGAATTGGTTAAGGATTGGGAGGACCCAAATCCAGACCCAATCATTACAAAGTTTGATGATGTGTATGTAGTACAAGATGAACTTTTAGATTATGGTGCAAAGATAAGATTTGTTGACAAGTTTATAAAAGATACACCACATAAAGAAATTGTATTTGGTTCTTCACCTGCTACAGGTTATGCTCAAATATCCTTACCAGCAGTTACAAACAGATATGGTAAAAAAACTGTATTGTTTATGGCTAAGAGAAATCCTGAAAACTATCATGATTATCAGAAAAGAGGAATGGCATTAGGTGCTGAGTATAAATGGGTAAACATGGGAATGTTATCAGTTACTCAATCAAGAGCAAGAAAATATGTTGAAGAAAATCCTGATGAAAGAGTTGTATTTCCAATAGGGTTAGAACATCCAACTGTAATTGCTTCTATCATAAAAGTTGCAAGAAAACATATTGACCCAACAAAGATATCTGAAATTTGGAGTGTTGCTTCAAGTGGTACTTTGGCAAGAGGTTTAGCATTAGCCTTTCCTGATTTACCAATTAATATTGTATCAGTTGGTCATACAATGAGTGAACGAGAAATCGGTAGAGCAAAATATTACAGAAGTGAATATAAATTTGATAAACCTATTAAAGAATCTGAATTAAAAGAACTGCCATTTAAATCAGCAATCACATACGATGCAAAGGCATGGAGATTTGTAAAGGAGTTTGGTAAGAAAGATTGTTTATTTTGGAATGTTGGATATTAAAAAAAATCAAAAAAGACTTGGATATATGAAAATAATTTCGTATATTTGTACTACAAATAATAAAACTTAAAAGAATTATGAATAGATACGATGCAAAACAGTTAGAAGAGAACTACAATAAGTTTATTGAAGCTCTTAAGAAATCGTTTGATGGAGAACGATTAGATAAATTACTTCATATGTACTCAATGGAAGAGTTAGGACCAAACCTAATGTTATCCCCAGCGAGTGGAAATAAGAATTACCACAATGCTTACGAAGGTGGTTATATTGACCATGTTATAAATGTAAGTAGGAATGCTATCAGAATGATGAGAATGTACGAACAGGCTGGTGGTACGATTGATTTTACACAAGAAGAACTTCTGTTTACGGCCTTTCATCACGATTTGGGGAAACTCGGAACAAAAGGTGAACTTCACTATATTCAGAACGATTCTCAATGGCACATAGATAAGTTAGGACAAGTTTACAAATCAAATCCTAACATCGTATATTTAACACACACAGATAGAACTATGTTTCTTTTAAATCAATATGGTATTAAGTTCAATGAGAAAGAATACCTTGGTATGAAATTAACAGATGGTTTATTTGATGAAGATAATAAAAAATACTTAATCACTTTTGATAAAGATAAGATTGTAGGTAAAACTACGAATATGGGATATATCATGCATTGGGCCGACCATATGTCAACCATTATTGAGAGAGATGAGGTATTCGGTAGAAAATGACAATTTGTCATGTAGTACCATTTTGGTACAATTTAAGATATAAACTAATTAATTTTTAAAAATAATTTTATGGCAGAAATACTTGCACCTCCGAAACCTACACAGGAGGAATTTAAACAAAGTGTAGAAAAGTTCTCAAATCCAAAAGCGGAACATGATTTTAGTGGAATGATTCATGGACTTGAAAAAAATGGTACATGGATATCATCTTTTATAGATTTATTTCATAATCACTTTGCTGTTGACCCTGAGAATCCAAATCAACTTTCTCCACTAGGAGTAGATAATCTTCTAAAAATCCAATGGGATTTTACGAGGTTAAAAAATGGTAAATATAGATTTGATAGTTATGAAGTAGGTGGAACAGGATATGGTTTTGTACCAACTACTAAAACTTTAACAAAACTGATGGGAAACTCATCGGTAACAGAAGGTAACTATACATTTTCTCAACACGGTCTTGGTGCTACAGCCACCTTTTGTTTTTTAACACATGGAACTTCTAAATGGTTCATTATTGTAAAAACAAAAAATTGTGATAAGTGGTATGTTTATGAAAAGGATTTTTACAACGATAAGGATACCTACGATGGATATCACACGACACAAGAAATTAAACAATTATTTCCTCATGTTAAGATAGAGGCACTACAAGAATCAGGTCTATATCAGAGTTATGAAATTTTAGACCCTACGAAGTTAAATCATATTAACGATAATAGTTTTAAAGCAGCAGGAAGTGATTGGTTTGAAGTTTTAGAAGCTGAAATTGGTACAAGATTTCGTAGATTAATAAGGAACAACAAACTTGAAGTAAGATTCACAATGACTGATGAAACAGGTAATACTGTTCATAATGATTTAGTACCAGCTTTTGTAGATGATATTAAGGATACACCAACAACTATAAAGTATATGCCTGGTGGATTTAAAAAACTTGACCTTATCTATAACTTTAGAAATCCAACTGGTTCTGATAAACACAAGACTTTAAAAAGTGATAATAAGAATAAAGTTGTTGGTTATGGTACAGCTACTAAAGATTTAAAATATGATGACCATACTATATTAGAAATAGTTGATGACCATACTGGTGCTACCTTATCTTGGGTTGAAATACCAAATAGATTTTTAAGACAAGGAAACTTTTCGGTAGTATTAAGATTACCAAGAGGAATGTGGAAATCTACCACAGATAAGGCACATATCGAATTAACCCATCCTACTGATAAATCAAAAAATCTCACAAAAACAAAACTTGTTCAGAGTGTGATGAATAAACTTAAAACTTTATTTAAAGATGAATCATTAATTCGTTGTGAAGATGATTTGAGAGACCAATTAATTGATGTGGCGAGTGGATTATACTTCCCTTCACAATGGGGAATGAGAGCTATTACAGAATATAGAACCTTTTTTGATTTATTAGGAGTACCCAACTTTAGTGGTAAAGGAAGTACACCAAAACAAGTTTATAAAGAAGAATTCAATTGGTGTAAAAAACATTTAAAAGGAAGGGATGTTGGTGTTAAATTAGGTGATTCTATTTTAGATATATATGTTAGTGAACCAAATGCATGTATCGAACTTATAGATGGTGATTTAGATAAAAATCATTATCACAAAAATGATACATATATTCTTGAATCAGATGAAAGTAAGAAAGGAAGATTCTCAAAAATCACCACTCTTTTTGTAAATAATAAACAAGATTATCTTCAATCAGTTGAAGATGGTGCTAATTCTCAATGGGGACCTAAGTACAAGAAAAGAAGGAACAATGTTGATAGAGCTATTGGTAATCTTTCATACTTTGGACTTGATGTTCTTTTAGTTGATAATTTAAGAACAACTATTGCAAAATAAAATATGAAAACATTTGGATATCTCAAATATTTTTCGTATATTTGTACAAATATAAATTATAATTTAATAAAAACATGGAAAAACAATCATTAAATCGCTTCGTATCGAAGTACAATCTTGCAGGTTTAGTAGAATCTGTAAAATGGGAATCAAAAGAAGGTTCTCTAACAACATCATTCATTTCAGATGATAAATCTGTTTTGGGTAGTGTTACTATGAAAGAGTTTGATAATTCAGATGCATCATTTGGTGTATATGATACAACCAAACTTACAAAAATGTTATCAGTTCTTGGTGATGATGTTGATTTCTCAATCAATGATATTGATGGTAAGCCAGTTTCTTTGAAATTCAAAGATGGTTCTACATCAGTAAATTATATGTTGGCTGATTTATCAGTTATCCCTAATGTACCTGATTTAAAACAATTACCTCCTTTTAATGTGGAGATTAAATTAGATTCAAACTTTATTTCAAAGTTCATCAAAGCTAAAGGTGCTTTGGCAGATGAGAATAATTTTACATTCACTTGTAAAGATAATAAAGGTCAAATCATTTTAGGTTATTCTAATATCAATACAAATAGAATTAATATCGATGTTGATTGTACTTGTGAAAGTGATATTGAACCAATCTCTTTCTCAGCAAATTTCTTAAAAGAAATCTTGGTTGCTAACAAAGAAGCCACAGATGCTACATTAAAAATTTCATCTCAAGGATTATCACATATTTCATTTGAGGTAGATAACTACGAATCAAACTATTATTTAGTAGAAATACAATCTTAATGGCTAAATACTTCTACGAAAAAAGCAGATTTTCTGAGTTTAAATCCAATACTACTTATCATCAGTTGTTACAAATGACTGATGATGAGTTTGTGTCTTGGGCTAGAATTCTTCGTAAGGAAGTTACAGAACAATGGGATGAAAGAGGAACACCACCAGTTATTGGTAAAAATGAAGAAGGTATAATAAAGAACTTCAAGAAACTTAAATCTAATCCAGCAGATTATTGGGAAAAGGATTTGAGTGGTGATGAAGAATCTTTAGGTATCATTAAAAACTTTAACAAAGATGCATCAGTTGTAAATCAGTTTTTTCCTACAATGTTAAAAACTAAGATTTCAAGTGGTAAATCTGCTGATAATGGTTTATCTATTTATGACCATTTCTCAGACCCGAACATGGAAGATAAGTTTGTTCGTATTATGAAACGAGCAGTGAAAAGAGATTCTATGTATTCATGGTCAAGGTCTATTGTAGATAAAAAAGATGAGAATCCTTTTTGGAACGGCCAAGGTGCTATCGATTTTATAAAAGATGTACATGATGGTAAAGTATTTGTTGGTAAATATTCTAATCTTGATATTTGGATATCAAAAGTAAATACAAGAACTATTTCCAATTATGGTACATTTAATCAAGAGTACATTGGTTCAAAGAATCTTTATCTAAAGGCAGAACAAGTTCAACAATTAAAAGATGATGGATATCTTAATGATACACAATTATCAAATATAGATAGAATAGAATCATCATGGACTTCTGAGGCTGGTACAACACAAACTTATGTATATCAGATTCGTTGGTATGAAAAAGAAGTAGGAATCTTTCCGAAGATTATTCAAGTATTTAGATTATCTTGTGGTCAACCTGCTGTAAACTTTCCCGCACTTACGGCAAAGTGGATTTACGAAAACTATACGAATCATATTGATACAGATGAACCTTTAACTATTTATGATTCATCAAGTGGTTGGGGAGGTAGAATCTTAGGAGCAATGAGTTCTCGTAAGAAGTTTCATTATGTTGGTACAGACCCTAATCCTGATAACTTCTTAGATGAAGAAGGTATTTCTCGTTATGAATATATGGCTAAGTTCTACAATGATAATTGTGTTGATAACTTTTCAGATAAACTTACAACATTCTTTGATGTAGAAAAACAATCAAATACTTTTGAATTATTTCAAGATGGTTCAGAGTTAATTCATAACAATCCAAAGTTCCAAAAGTACAAAGGAAAGTTAGATATATCATTTACATCTCCACCCTATTTTAATAGAGAACAGTATTCTCAGGATGAAACCCAATCTTTCAAAGCTTACGGAGAATATGAAGATTGGAGAGATAATTTTCTTAAACCTACATTGACTAATATTTATCAGTACTTGAAGAACGATAGATACATATTGTGGAATATAGCTGATATTAAAATTGGTGAAAATACATATTATCCTCTTGAACAAGATTCGATAGATATACTCAAAAATCTTGGGTGTGAATACAAAGGGAAATTAAAGATGTTGATGACACGAATGGTTGGGTTAGACCCATCTAAGAGTGGTATTAAAAACGCAGTTGAATATGATGGAAAACAGTATAAATTTGAACCGATTTTCGTGTTCCATAAAAAATAAAAAATATGAATTTAAAAGAAATATCAAGAAAGTTTAGAGTATCAGAAAATTTTCTAAACTCAAAAGATGATGGATTATTGATTGTAGCATCATCATTACAAGATATCATCGGTGAAATGAATCGTGGTGATATTGATAGAAATAGAAAAGAATCTATAATTGAAAAATTAGAAAGATTAACCGATTTCTGTAAAGAAGTAAAAAACTCATCATTCTAATATGGCATTCTTCGAAGATACAACCAATAAAGAAGTTAACAATTCGTTATGGGTTGAAAAGTATAGACCTCGTAAACTGACAGAATATGTTGGTAACGAACACCTTAAACAAAAGGTAAGTGATTATCTTCAAAGTGGAGATGTACCTCACCTTTTATTTTTTGGTAAGGCAGGTACAGGTAAAACAACCTTAGCAAAGTTAATTGTTAACTCAATCAATTGTGATTACATTATAATAAACGCATCCGATGAGAACAATGTAGATACTGTTAGAAACAAAGTAAAAGGTTTTGCTTCCACTATTGGTTTTAAGGATATGAAAGTAATCATCTTGGATGAGTTTGATTACATGACACCAAATGCACAAGCAATCCTTAGAAACTTGATGGAAACATTCTCAAAACATTGTAGATTTATTCTAACTTGTAACTATGTAGAAAAAGTTATTGACCCGATTCAATCTCGTTGTCAAACTTTTCAGATAGTACCACCATCTAAAAAAGAGGTGGCAGTACAAATCTCACAGATTTTGGGTAAAGAAGGAGTTGGATTCCAACCAACAGACCTTGTACCTATCATTGATAGTTCATATCCTGATATTAGAAAGATTATTAATACTTGTCAACTAAATTCATCAAAAGGTAAATTAAAACTCGATACAACCTCTGTAATCGATTCAGATATCAAATCTAAAGTAGTTGAGATTCTTAAATCAAGTGATGATAAAAGAAACAAATGGAAGAACATTAGACAAGCAGTTGCTGATGCGAGAATACAAGATTTTACTGAATTATATTCTTTCCTTTATGAAAAGGTAGATGAATATGGTGGTGGAAATACATCTAATATTATTCTTATACTTTCAGAATCACAACACAAAGATGCTTTGGTAGTTGATAAAGAAATTACATTTATGAGTTGTATAATACAAATAGTAGCATTATGAATGAAGTAACATACAATATTGATTTTTCAATTTATAAAAATCATCCATATTATCAAAATTTTTCTGTTACAACAGATAAAATAACATTTTACACAAATAAAGAAAAAAGTTAATGAACTATTCCTTAACATACGATGATATTCAATTAGTACCTAAGTACTCGAATATTCCTACTCGTACACAAATCAAATTACATACTCTCGTATCTCGTAGATACGGTCTTTTAAATCCGATTGTAGCCTCTCCAATGGATACAGTTTGTGGTTTAGAAATGGCATATAAAATGTTTAAACTCGGTGGAGTTGGTTGTATCCATCGTTTTAATTCAATAGAAGAACAATCAAATATAGTAAAAGAATTATATCACAGAATCTTTTATATTTCATCTGATGTACCATTATTAGAATGGGCAAAAATAGGATGTGGAATTCCACCAATTATGGCTGCAATTGGTGTAAGTGAAAGTGATAAAGAAAGAGCTAAATCATTAGTAGAAGCAGGATGTAATGTTTTACTAATTGATGTTGCTCATGGACACCATCAAAATGTTTTAAACATGATTAAGTGGTGTAAAAAGAATCTTGATGATAAAGTGGATATAATCGCTGGTAACATTGCAACCGCACATGCCGCACAAGAATTAGAAACTTGTGGAGCAGATGGGTTGTGTGTTGGTATTGGTGGTGGTTCACTTTGTACAACAAGAGTTAAGACAGGATTCGGAGTACCGAATGTAAGTTGTTTAGAAGATATTACATCTGTTGCGTTAACTCCAGTTATGGCTGATGGAGGTATTCGTTCAAGTGGTGATATTTCAAAGGCTCTGGCAATCGGAGCGAGTTCTGTTATGTTGGGTTCATTAATCGCTGGTACTGATGAAGCACCAGGTCAGATTGTTGAAACACCCAATGGTCTTTATAAGAGATATAGAGGTTCGGCCTCATTAGAAACGAAAGTAACACATGGTCAACAGACCAGAAATGTAGAAGGTGAATCTACGACCATTCCCTACAAGGGCGGAGTAAAGTTCATAGTGAATGGTTTAATTGATGGAGTAAAATCAGCACTATCTTATGGTGGTGCTCAAGATTTGGAACACTTTAATCCATCCTATGTAATTGTTACTAATTCTGGTATTAATGAAGCAAAACCACATCTTTTATAATAAAAAAATCGTTCAGAAATGAACAGGTTACAATTAATTTTTAAATTAAAACAATTATTATGAGAAAACTATTATTAGTTGGATTGATGCTCTTAACGAGTATCACAGCCTTTGCACAAATTAGTGGGAAGGTCATCGATGCTGAGACTGGTGATGTTTTACCAGGTGCAACTATCGTTATTGAGGGAACTCAAGATGGTACTGTATCAGGTTTTGACGGAACTTTCAGTATTGATGTATCGGAAGGAGAAGCTTTGATTATCTCTTACATTGGGTACGAAACTGTGGTTGATTCTGCAGAAGAAGGTATGGTTGTTGCGTTACAAGCAGACCTAAATGTACTTGGTGAAGTAGTGGTAACTTCTGGTGTGATTGATGTTGCTAAGGTGAGAGAAACACCAGTTGCAGTTTCAACCATTTCACCATCAGAAATTGCACTGAAAGTAGGTAACCAAGAATTTCCTGAAATTATGAACAAAACACCAGGTGTTTACGCTACCAAACAAGGTGGTGGATATGGTGATTCGAGAATCTCTCTTAGAGGATTTGACCAAAGAAACACATCATTCCTTATCAATGGGCAACCAGTTAACGATATGGAAAATGGATGGGTTTATTGGTCTAACTGGCAAGGTTTAACAGATGTTGCTAGTGGTATCCAATTACAAAGAGGATTAGGTGCATCGAGATTGGCGGTACCATCAGTAGGTGGAACAGTTTCAATCTTTACAAAAGCAGCTGAGGCTCAAGAAGGTGGTTCAGTACAACAAGTTATTGGTAACGATGGCTATACTAAAACTACTACTTCTTACTCAACTGGTCTAAGTGAAAGTGGGTGGGCTTCATCTTTCCTTCTTTCAAGATGGGCAGGTGATGGATATATCTATAATACAAGTGGTGAGGGTTATACTTACTTCTTTGCATTAGGATATGCACCCGAAGATTCAAAACACTCAGTTAACTTTTCTTTCTTAGGTGCTGGTCAATGGCACCACCAAAGAGATGTTTGGGTTTCTATTAGAGACTACCAAAACTTTGGTGAAGAAGGAATTGATAGAAGATGGAACACTAATGGTGGTGTTTTAAATGGAGAAGAATATTCTTTAAGAAGAAACTTCTACAACAAACCATTAGCAACATTGAATTGGGATTTTGATATTTCTGATAAACTTAAACTTGCTACATCATTATATGGTTCGGCAGGTAGAGGTGGAGGAACAGGTCCAAGAGGTAGAAGTTACTACAACTCGGAAACTGATGTTTTACCATTCAGAAAAGACCTTACTCAACACTACTTAGAAAATGGTAGAGGTTCAAGAACACCAGAAGGATTTATTGACTTCGATGCTATTGTGGCATATAACCAAGCAAACACAGACCCTTATAGTGGTGATTTACCATTTACAGGTCAGTTAATTGGTTCTAATGGATTCAATGAAGATGGTGTTAACAGAAGTGCTTTGATTAGAAGAGCATCTATGAACTCACATGACTGGGTTGGAGCAATCTCTAACTTAGAATATGAGAGTGGAAATTGGAAAACATCAATTGGTGTTGATTTGAGAAACTACACAGGATACCATTATAGAGTTTTGAATGACCTTCTTGGTTTAGATGGTTATTACTCAACTGGTAATGATAATTCTGCGGGACAAATTATCAACACTTTAGTTGATGCTAATCCTTTCCAAAACACAGGTCTAAATGGCCCTAAAATTGCTTATTACAATGTTGGTAAAGTTGGATGGCAAGGTTTAAATGGTTTAGTTGAATATAACAACTCTACTATATCTGCTGTATTACAAGCAGGTTTATCAAACCAATCCTTCCAAAGAATTGATTACTTTGGACAACCTGATAATCCAGAATCAGATACAGAAAATGTTGGTGGTGGATATCTTAAAGGTGGTGCAAACTACAACATTGATGATAAACAAAATGTATTCTTTAATGCTGGATTCATTTCAAGACAGCCAAACTTTGATGGGGTATTCCCTAACTATGCAAACACAGTTAATCCTGATTTACAAAATGAAGAGATTAAATCTGTTGAATTAGGATATGGATTTATCAGTAACAGCTTCAAAGCAAATGTAAACTTATACTCAACAGTATGGGGTAATAGATTTGTTTCAAGAAGTTTATCTAACCAACAAGGTGTTGATGGATTCGCTCAATTTAAAGATATTGATGTAGTACACAATGGGATTGAAGTTGAAACACAATGGAATCCAAATTCTAACTTAAGATTAAAAGGTATGGTTTCAATCGGTGATTGGAGATATACTAAAGATTTTGAGGCAGCTTTATTTGATGATAACAACGAACAAATCGGAACAGGTACATTGTACTTAAAAGATGCGAAAGTTGGTGATGCCGCTCAATTTGTTTCTTATTTAGAAGCTGATTACAAAGTAGGTAATAAACTAAATGTAGATTTAGGATATAGATTTGTTGATAATCTTTATGCAGATTATTCAATTACTGATTCAGAATTTACATCACCTGATAATGCAGGTGCATTAAAATTACCATCTTATGGATTAGTTGATTTAGGTTCAACCTTTAGATTCAACTTATTCGGAAATGATGCTTCATTCAGAGTAAATATCAACAACTTGTTTGATACTACTTACATTGCAGAATCTAATTCAAACATCCATGCTGGAGATGCTTCAGAAACATGGAATGGTATTGATACAAGAAACTCAGTATGGTTCGGATTCGGCCGTACTTGGAATGCTTCTTTAAAATATAGATTCTAAATATAATTTAAGAAAATGGGGGATTGATTTCCCCCACTTTCTTTTATAAAAGATTTTATGTTACATAGAAAAATATCAGATTGGTTAAAAGATTATTTAGAAAACGCAAACTTAGATTCATTTGTAGTTGGTGTTAGTGGTGGAATAGATTCAGCCGTAACTTCAACATTATGTGTAATGACAGGTAAACCTACTTATCTTTTATCAATGCCTATTCACCAAAACGAAAAAGAATTACAAAGAGCTGAAAACCATATGAGGTGGTTAGGAGAACATTATGAAAATGTTCAAAACTTAGAATTTGATTTAACTCAAACTTATGAAACATTTAAGTTGATGTGGTTAAATGAAGATGATAATTTAGCGTTAGCAAATACTCGTTCAAGATTAAGAATGACAACTTTATATCATGTAGCAACAATGAACAATGGATTAGTTGTTGGTACTGGTAATAAAGTAGAAGATTATGGAATAGGCTTTTATACCAAGTATGGTGATGGTGGTGTAGATATTGCACCAATAGCAGATTTAATGAAATCAGAAGTTATAGAACTTGGTAAACAATTAAACATAAATCAAGAAATTATCGATGCTCCTCCTACTGATGGTTTATGGGATGATGGTAGAACAGATGAAAATCAAATTGGAGCAACATATGATGAGTTAGAATGGGCAATGAATTTCAAAGGTGATTATGGTGATTTAAATGAAAAAGATAAAGAGATATTAGATATATATCATAAATTCAATACACAAAATAAACACAAAATGATTCCCATACCTACATTCAAAAAAAATTAACATTTTGTTTGGATATTTATAAATAATTTCGTATATTTGTAAAACAAATAAAATATAAGATATGAAATACGACCCAACAAAACCAGACCCATCTAGTGAAGAACTTGATAAACTAACTGAAGAAGAATTTTTTGAATGGTTAGATACAAAATCAGAGTATCTTAAAACAAAAACAAGACCATACAATACACATGAATTAAAAGAACTCACATATTTAGATGCTTCATATAAAAATAAAGAAGTATCAGATAAAGAATGGGATACTATTAAAAAGATTGGAAAAGAAAACGAAGATAAAATGAACAAAAGATGGCAAAAATAGTAGGAATGAATGGTGGTAACACCCCACAACAACCAAAAATAGATTTATCAAAGGCAAAAGAAATATCATGCCAAGAATGTGGTGGTACAGTATTTATACCAGGTACTAAGTTCTTAAAGATTTCTAAGATAGTAACAGGTACACCAAATGATGCAATCGTACCAGTAGAATTATATCTTTGTGGTGATTGTGGAGAGATTTGTGAAGAGTTACTACCAAATGAATTAAAAAGTAATGGCAAAAAGTAAAACATTATTTGACCACATAAAAGCAGTCACACAATTTCAAGACCCAAAGTATTGGGATAAACTTGAAGAGAGTGATAAGAAAACATGGAGTAATTATATGATTCATCGTTTCTTATCTATGAATCCTGATTGGATAGAAGTTCTTTCAGAAATACAACCCTATACACAAATATTACAACCTCAACAATTGTATTTAGCACTCATTGGAATTATTCCAAAAGGTAGATATTTTCTCAAATATACTAAGGGTAAAAAAGATAATAAATTTGAACCCTTCTTAGTTGATTTAATTAAAGAAGATTTTATGTGTTCTTCTAAAGAAGCAGAAGATTATTGTGAAATATTTTATTCAACACGAGAAGGTAGAGAAAATCTGAAGTATATATGTGAAAAATATGGTATTGATAAAAAACAAATAACAAAACTAAAATTAAAGGTCTAAATATTTGGATTTCTCATATTTTTTTCGTATATTTACATAGTAAATAGAGATAATATGGCTAGAGTAAGTTACTCACAATATGGAATGTATTCAACTTGTCAAGAACAATATAAGTTAAATTATGTTGATAAGTTAGGAACATCATCCGCAAATATTCACACAATTTTCGGTAGTGCGATGCACGAAACTATCCAACACTTTTTGGATGTAATGTATAATGTAACTAAGAAACAAGCACTTCAGTTAGATTTAGAAAAGATGTTATACAATCAAATGGTAGAACACTTTAAGAAAGAATCAGAAAAAATGGATGAGGGTGTGTATCCATGTAAGAAAGAAGAGTTAGGTGAGTTTTTTGAAGATGGTAAAAAAATATTATCTTACTTCACTAAAAAATTAGATAAGTTATATACTAAGAGTGGTTTTGAATTAGTAGCTATTGAACAAAGATTAAATGCTGAAATAAAACCAAATGTTCATTTTATTGGTTTTATCGATGTTTTATTAAAGGATAAAACAACTCAAGAATATATCATTATAGATTTAAAAACATCCACACGAGGTTGGAACAAATATCAAAAAGCTGATAAAGTAAAAACTTCTCAGATGTTATTATATAAAAAGTTTTATTCACAAAAGTATGATATTCCTTTAGATAAAATTAAAGTAGAATATCAAATTCTTAAAAGAAAGATTTCAGAAAATTACGAATTTCCTATTCCAAGAATATCCAAGTTTGTACCAGCAAATGGTAAACCATCTGTAAATAAAGCGTGGGATGGATTTATGAATTTTGTTGATTCTGTATTTGATGATAGTGGAAATATAATACAAGAAATATTTCCTCATAACAAAGGTAATCATTGTAAGTGGTGTGAGTTTAAACAAAGAGGTTTATGTTCTGCATGGAATTGAGTTGTTTTTTAAATTTATATATATTTATATAAAACTAATAATAATGTTATGGCAGATACAAAACTTACAACTGTAAAAATTATAAAAGATATTTATTCAAAATTTAAAAAAATATCATTTGATTCAAATATTACACTACAAAAACTAGTTAATAGGTCAGTTAACAAATATATCGAAGAAGAAGATTTCAGAAACGAAATTAATAACTATGACCAACTTATATCAAGTGGCTCTACATTTTAATATGAACAAACAAGACAACGGAAATACACAACTCAATCAAGCTCGTGAGGAGTTTAATGATAGAATAGTTCGTAAAAAATACTTAGGTAATACACCGAGAGTTTATTGGAACTCATCAAGAAGATTTAGAACAATTTAAATAAAGGTTAATGGCAAAGAAGAAAATTCTACTATTATCTGATGATTTAAGGATGTCATCAGGTATTGCAACAGTATCAAAAGAATTAGTTTTTGGTACATTTGAACATTATGATTGGATTCAATTAGGTGCGGCAGTAAATCATCCTGAAAAAGGTAAAGAAATTGATTTAGGTGAAGATGCTAGAAAATTAAGTGGAGTAAAAGATGCATCACTTAAAATTATCCCATGGACTGGATATGGAGATGCTAATATTCTAAGAGAATTGATAATGAGACATCAGCCAGATGCGATTCTTCACTTTACAGACCCAAGATATTGGAGATGGTTATATGAAATGGAAGCGGAATTAAGACAGAACATTCCAATTCTATTTTATCATATATGGGACGATTTACCAGACCCTCATTACAACAGAGATTATTATGAATCGTGTGATTGGTTGGGATGTATCTCAAGACAAACTTATGGTATCGTAAATAGAGTTGGTAATATTGATTCAGAAACAATCAAACCCTTAGAAGATTGGCAAGTATCCTATGTACCACATGGTATTAATGATACTGTTTTCAAACCAGTTGAAGTACCATCTGATTTTAGAAAATCATTACTAGGTGATAAGGATTATAAGTTTGTTCTATTTTGGATGAATAGAAATATAAAAAGAAAACAACCATCGGATGTTATCTGGTCATTTAAAAAGTTTGTAGATGGTTTACCAGAGGAAGATAAAGATAAAGTATGTTTGGTTATGCACACAGCTGTAAGAGACCAAAATGGTACTGATTTAGTTGTTGTAGCGGATAGAATAGCACCTGGTCTTGATATTAAATTTTCAACAGATAGGATAAACCAAGAACAACTAAATTATCTTTATAACTTATCAGATTGTACAATTAACATTGCTGGTAATGAAGGATTTGGATTAGTAACTGCTGAATCAGTAATGGCAGGAACTCCTATCATTGTTAGTGTTACTGGTGGATTACAAGACCAATGTGGTTTTAAAAAGAAATCAGATAATAAATACTTTACTGCTGAAGATTATAAACAAATTGGTTCACTTCATAATTGGAGAGATTGGGAAGATAAAGTAACTTGGGGTGAATGGGTAAAACCAGTATGGCCAAGAGTACAAACACTAGTTGGTTCAATTCCAACACCATATATCATTGATGATAAAGTAGATGTATATGATGTTGCTGATGCAATTAGATATTGGTATGATATTCCAAGAGATGAAAGGAAGAAAAGAGGATTGGTTGGTAGAAAAGAATTCTTAGGTGAAATGGGATTGAATGCAAAGAATATGTGTAAACAACTTGTTGATGGAATTACTACTACATTCATAGATTGGAAACCAAAACCAAAATATAATGTTTATAAAATCAGATAATGATTAACAGAATCTTTATAATTGGTGATAGTTTTTGTGATGGCGTAATGCATCCAAAGGAAAATGGATTATCATATAAAGATATGCATTGGGTTAATTATGTAGATTATCATTACGAAGATACAGAAGTTATAAATGATGCTTTTGGAAGTAGAGATTTACAATCAATGATAGATTATTGGATAAAGTTATTTCCAATTCTTACAGAAAATGATAGAGTTATTATTGGATTTTCTGATTCACAAAGACAAAGAATACCAATTGAAGATGAAAAAAATTATAGAAAGTTAGAGTGGAGTGGTGGTGTTTGTAAAAATATGTTCTTAACAAGACAGTGGTGGAGTGCGTATCAAGATTTCAAAACAACTTCAGCTTCAGATGTATTTTCTGAAAATGATATGGATAAAATGTTAGATTTTTTAGAAGTAATGAATCAAAGTAAAACAACTTCTAAAAATTATAAAGAAGTTATTGAATCACTATTTAAGGTTGCTCCATGTAAAACTTACTTATTTTCATGGCATGACCATACAAAATATGAAACACCCAAAGCAAGTTGTGTTGAAGATAAAGTTGATTTAACAGAAAAACTTGGAATGTGGAGTACAAGACATATTTTGTGGGAAGAAACAAATGGAAAAGAAGGTTTGGAACATGACCATCATTGGGATTATAGAACTATGGAATCCTTTGGTAACTATGTAATTAACAAAATAAAATGAGTAAACCAATTTTTATTATAAGATTTCCAGGTTATTGGACAAATAATCAAGTTAATGAATCTCGTAGAGCTATTCATAATATGAAAGAATTAAATGAAGATTATCATATTTTAACTTTACAAGATAATGAAATAGAAACTACTAGATTTGAATGTTACAATTCACCACATGAACCAGATACATTAGAAGAAATTACAAAACTAACAAAACTCTCAATAGAGAGATGTTTGAGAAACGAAGAAGAAAACCGATTAAGAGAACTAGAAGATGAATAAACCATTATTAATATTTCAGGCACCGATAGCAACAAGAAGTGGTTATGGTGACCATTCAAGAGATATCTTGAAATCATTATTTGAATTAGATAAGTACGATGTAAAGATTGTACCAACAAGATGGGGAAATACTCCACAAGACCAAATCAATCCACAAACTGAATTTGGAAAAAAAATATTAGAAAATATAGTAACTAAAGTTGATAAACAAATCGATATTTTTATCCAAGTTTCAGTTGCTAATGAATTTAAAAAAGTTGGTAAATATAATATTGGAATTACAGCAGGTGTAGAAACTACTGTTGCACCACAAAACTTTTTAGAAGGTTCAAATCAAATGGATTTAGTAATTACACCATCTCAATTTACTAAAGATGTATTAGTAAACACCACATATAATCAAATGGATAAAAAAACAAATCAAAAAGTAGGTGAGATAAAATTACAAAAACCAGTAGAAGTTTTATTTGAGGGAGTAGATACTACAATATTTAATGGTAAATCTTCAAACTCTATTTTAGATTCAGTTGATACTGATTTTAACTTTTTATTTGTAGGACATTGGTTAGCAGGAGATTTAGGACACGATAGAAAAGATGTTGGTATGATGATTAAAACATTTTGTACTGTGTTTAAAGGATTATCAAAGAAACAACAACCAGGTCTTATCCTAAAAACATCTCACGCTGGATTCTCAGTTGGTGAAAGAGAAAAAATATCTAAAACAATTAAAACTGTTACAAAAGAATATGGTGATAATTGTCCTCCTATTCATTTAGTATTTGGTGATTTATCTGAATCACAATTAAATGATTTGTACAATGATGATAAAGTTAAAGCAAAGATAATGTTTACTAAAGGTGAAGGTTATGGTAGACCACTTGCAGAGTTTGCTACAACAGGTAAACCAATCATTGTTTCAGATTGGAGTGGACATAAAGATTTCTTACCAGAGGAAAGTACAGTTTATTTAGAAGGTGAATTAAAAGGTGTACATCAATCAGCTCAAAATAATTTTTTACTTAAAGATGCGAAATGGTTTTATGTAAATTATTCAAAGGCAGCTGGAAAAATATTTGATGTACATAAAAATTATAAATCTTATCTTAAAAAGAGTAAGGGTTTAAAAACTAATATTAATTCTAACTTTACACTAAATAAAATGACAAATAAATTAGGTGAAATACTTGATAAGTATGTTAAAGTACAACAACATATTGAAATGAAACTTCCAACTATTGAAAAAATATAATGGCTACTAATTACACAAGACAATATACAAAATTTTTAAGACCAGAAAGAAGAATACCTCGTTCACAAATTAGACCGAGAAACATTTATCGTATTGTTACATATAAAGGTGGTGTTCCGCCTACAAAACAAGCTGAAGAATCAAGATATGTTTTCGTAATAGGAATTATTGATAATAAATTACATTGTATAAAATTAAATCCAATAAATCCATTACACTTTACACAGTTGATTGGTAAATTAAGAGATAAAAGATTACCATTAAGTTCTGATTTGAGATTAGAATTAATGTTAAAAAAATTTGATAGAACTGGTAATCAACTCTTTGATGGTTACATAAAAAATAATCAGAATTTGTATCGAAGAGATTTTAATAATTATAGAACTTATATCTTAGATAAGATTACGAATGTTTTTGAAATAAGATTTGAACAAGATGCATTAGAAAATCTTTTCGGTGAAAAAACAACAACATCTCAAAAAAGGGATATCCTTAGAGAAGAAATAAATGAAATAGAAAATGATGACATTTAATGAATTAGAAATAAAAGTAAGAAATTGGGCAATAGAAAAAGGTATTGATAAACCTGAAAATGCACCAAAACAAATGTTAAAAGTAATGGAAGAAGTAGGTGAAACTGCTGGAGCATTACTCAAAGGAAAAGAAAATGAGATTAAAGATGGAATTGGAGATTCTTTCGTAACTCTTATTATCCTTACACAACAATTAGGATACACACCAACAGAATGTTTACAATTAGCATACGATGAAATTGCTGATAGAAAAGGTAAAACAGTTGGTGGTGTTTTTGTAAAAGAAGAATAAATGAAATCTATAAGTTACGCAATTACAGTTTGTAATGAACTTGAAGAAATTACAAAATTAGTAAATTTTTTATCAACAAAATTAAACGAAAACGATGAGATTGTTATTCAGTATGATGAATCATCAGTATCGGATGAGGTGCTATCATATTTGAATTTACAAAAAGCAATGCATCAATATACTATAATAGGTTTTTCACTCAACAAAGATTTTGCAACATTTAAAAATAATTTAAAATCACATTGTAAGGGAGATTATATTTTTCAAATAGATGCCGATGAAATTCCACATGAAGTTCTTATTGGAAATTTACCAGAACTACTAGAAAATAATCCTGTGGATGTTATTTTCGTTCCAAGAGTTAATACAGTAAGTGGTTTAACTGATGGACATATTGAAAAATGGAGATGGAATGTAAATGAAAAGGGTTGGGTTAATTGGCCTGATTATCAGATGAGAATTTATAAAAGAACTGATGATGTAATGTGGATGAATAAAGTACATGAAAAGATAACAGGATATGATACATTCTCAAATTTTCCAGCTGAGGAACATTGGAGTTTATATCATCACAAACAAATAGATAGACAAGAAAAACAAAACGAATTTTATGAAACAATTTAAACCACTTGGAGATAGAGTTATAGTTAAACCTATTCAAGTAGAAGAAACAAAATCAAAATCAGGTTTGATTTTATCAGATTCCTCAAATCAAGGACAAAAAATATATGGTGAAGTGATAGAAGTAGGTACAGGTATATTTTCACAAAGTGGAGAAAGAATTCCTATGACAGTGAAACGAGGTGATGTTGTTGTTTATGAAAAATCACACGCTACTAATGTTTTAAATATAGATAGTGAGAAGTATCTTCTTTTTAATGAACATCAACTTATAGGAATCGTATCGTGAAAATTTTAGTAACAGGTGGTGCAGGATTTATCGGTACTAATTTAATTAAAAAATTAGTTAAAGAAGGTCATCAAGTTTTATCTCTTGATGATTATTCAACTGGTAAAAAGGGAAACCAAATAGAAGGTGTTACATATTGGAAAGGTGATATTGAAACAATTGAGTATTTAACAGGTGATTACGATTTGTGTTATCACTTAGCTGCTCAATCAAGAGTACAACCATCATTTAATAATCCAACAGAATCTTTTAGAATTAATGTAAAGGGAACTCAATCTGTAATGGAATGGGCAAGAGCAAAAAATGTTAAAGTTATATACGCTGGTTCATCTTCTAAACACCATGACCCATCCGATTCACCTTATGCTATGTACAAATACTTAGGTGAGGAAGTTTGTAAACTATACAAAAAAACATATGATTTAGATGTAGAGATTTGTAGATTCTACAATGTATATGGGCCAGGAGAATCGTTAAGTGAAAAGTATGGTAGTGTAATTGGTATTTGGAGAACTAAAGTAAAAAAGAATCAACCATTACCTATTGTTGGTGATGGAGAACAACGAAGAGATTTTATTCATGTAGATGATATAGTAGAGGGATTATACAGAATTGGATTGGTGGATAATAAACATGAAGATGCTTGGGAACTTGGAAGTGGTGTAAATTATTCAGTAAATGAACTTTATAATTTTTTTAATGAAAGATTTGGATGTAAGGCGAATTATATACCTGAACAGAAAGGAAATTATAGAGAAACTCTAAATAAAAATACAGATGCTAAAGAAAGATTGGGTTGGAATACTGAAGATAAATTAAAAGATTATATATTAAATTTATGATTGGGATAATTGGACAAGGTTTTGTTGGTAACGCAGTTTATCAAAAGTTTAAAAAGTATTATAAGGTTTTAACTTATGATATAGTATCTGAAAAATGTAATTCTACATTTGATAGATTAGAAAGAGAATGTAAAACTATTTTTGTTTGTTTACCAACACCTATGAACTCAGATGGAAGTTGTAATGTATCTATAATTGAAAATGTTTTAGATGAACTTAATTATAGAGGGTTTCATGAAGTAGTTATCAAATCTACAATTTCACCAGGAACAACACAGAAGTGGAATGAAAAATATAAAGATTTACAAATAGTTTTTAATCCAGAATTTCTTACAGAAAGAAATGCAGTATCAGATTATGAAAATCAAAATAGAATTATTTTAGGTGGACCAAGACCAACTACAACAAAATTAAAAAGAATCTTTTCAAAAGTATTCCCATCCGCACATATTATCAAAACAGATTCAACTCATGCGGAAATGGTGAAATATTTAACAAACACTTTCTTATCAGTAAAAGTATCTTTTGCAAATGAAATATATCAATTATGTGATAGTTTAGATATTGATTATGATAAAGTTGTAGAATATGCAACTTATGATAAAAGATTAGGAAAATCACATTGGAATGTACCAGGTCATGATGGTGATTTTGGATTTGGAGGACATTGTTTTCCTAAAGATTTAGCAGCATTACTACATTTATCAGATAAACTAGGAACAATCAACAATGTTCTTCATGCTACACAAGATACAAATGATGAAGTTAGAAAGAATAGAGATTGGGAACAAATGAAAGGAAGAGCAGTATCATGAACAAACCATACGAAAAAATAGATGTAGTAATTTCAACAATTACAAAGTTTTATCCAACAGATATTGAACCTTGGGTTGAATCACTTAATAGAAGTGGTTTTAGTGGTAAACGAATGATGATTGTATATGATGTACCACAACAAACAATTGATTACTTAAAGGAAAATCATTTTGATGTTTATAAATCAGATTTATCTCACCATCTTTTCAATCAAAGATTTAGAGATACTGCAATGATTTTAGAAAACTATGAATGTGATAGAATCATTTGGACAGATATTAGAGATGTAGTATTCCAATCAAACCCAACAACATGGTTAAACAAATACCAAGAGAAACCTATCATTGCTTGTTCAGAAGCGGTTAAACTTGGTGATGATGATTGGGCACAGGTTTGTGCTGGTACTTCATTTAAGTTAGAATGGAATTGGTTACAACACGAAGAATCTTATTGTGCTGGTTCTATTTGTGGTGATAAAGATTATATCATTCCTTTATTCCATAATATTTTTAGATGGGGAATTACTGGTGAAAATCCACAACAAGCGGCTGACCAACCTGCGTACAATATCTTAATTAAACAAAAACAATGGAAAGATAAAGTACAATTTGTAAAACAAGAAGAAGGTCTTGCAGTACAAATGGGAACTACATTTATAAAAAAAGATTTCTTTGGTGATAAATTAATGGAACCAACTCCTTTAGTAAAAGAAGATGGCACTGTTACCAATCAAAAAGGAGAACCATTCACAATTGTTCATCAATACGATAGGAATCCAAAATTAAAACAAATAATTCATAACAAATATAAAATGGGAGTTTATCCAGAACCACCAAAGATTGATAATCCAAAAGGATTTACTTATAAAGAATGGTTAGATATTAGAAACAAAGGTCAATACGATACTCAGTATAATGAAATGTTAAAAGGAAAAAGAGTTGTGATTGTAGGGCCAGCACCATCGTTAGAAGGAAGTGGTAAAGGAAAAGAAATTGATGATTATGATATTGTAGTGAGAATCAACAAAGGATTTCCTGTTGAACAAGGAATTGAATCCGACATAGGTTCAA